TTTAGTGCCTAAGTCAAGTGGAGTTTTAGTTCCTAAGTTAGCGTAAATCCTTACCGTCTCTTCTAATATAATATCTATCTTCTTTTTTGTGTCTTCTGTCATGTCTGTATTCTTATTAATGTTTTTAGTCCCTCAAAGCTTCCAAAATGTGCTACATAATCCGATGGATCTTTTAGCTCATATAAATCTGGAATAACAATATTTTTTAGTGGATAATACTTTTGACAAATCTTAGCAGCCATAGTCTGACCGGGGTTGTTAGGATTATCAAAATCATTATCATAAAATACTGCTACTTTTTTGAACCTTTCTTTGAGCGCTTTGATGGTTTCTTCGCTTGGCATTTGCATTTCTGATTGCATGGCGATAGCGGGGATACCCATTTCGAACAAGCACATAACATCTTTGAGACTTGATGTAATAATACAGATGTCTCCTCTTTCAGGACACTGACTATAACCTTGTATATGTTTTTTAGTAGTGTTACTACTCCATTTAACTTCTCCATAAGGTGAATATATTTTATATTTTTTACCTATCCTATATGCATAACTAAGATCGCAGCTAAATCTATTCTCATTAATCCAGTAGTGTGAAATAGGGCAGACACCAAAAGTACGTAAAGTTTTTTTACTAATCAAATACTTTGACCAGAACTCTGCATCTTTCTTCATCCAATCTCTAGACTTCTTTTTAATAATAACTACTTTTTTGTTAAAAACAGTCTTATCACTGCGCATACCCATAACCCCTCTAGTAAAAGATGTTTGAGGTCTCTTAGAACCAAGGTTTAGGCCAAAATCATTATCAATAATCATAAGGGCCTCATAAAAATTACAATTGTATGCGTGTTTAACATATGCAAAGCAATTAAATGTGTGATCCGGATGTCCAAAGTCCTTATATAATAGGCTTCCATGCCATTGTATAATAGAGACTGATGGAGTAGAATCCTCACGTATTAAACTACAAAACTTTACACCTAGCTCTTTAAAGTTAGGACAGTAATAACTAAAAATATCTATCTCTCGTATCTTACTGAGTATCATCTCTGAAGAAAGGTGATCCTCGCTATTTCTACTTCTAATCATAAGTTTACGAATTTAAAATAAAAAAGGGTAGCTTTTACACTACCCTTTATTATTTGATTAACTTGGCCATATAATGACCAATCCTTCATTACACCCAGTCATCGTCTTCTGATACTGTAGTAGTTTCCGCATCTGGTGTTACTACAGATAGCTCAGGAGTAAATGGTCCCCATGCCAATGTAGTATCAAACTCAGCGTTAAACGCACCATAGTCATCATTAAGATTTTTAACAAAGATGTCATCTCTTTGTGGTTTAACTCTACCAAATACTTTAGTGTACACAGTCTGGTATTTACCATCCTTAATACCTATAAGTAATCTTACCTGATTCTTTTCAAGTAATCCAACTAAAGCTTTTACTTCAGTTACATCACCCTTAACAATCTTAGCGATACTATCAAATGATACTTCGTCGCCGTTAGCAACGTTAGCCCACGCTTTAGTAAAATTAATAAGAGTCTCTTCACCTGTAAGAGCTTTACGTAAACCTTCCATTTTGTACCAGTCGTACTCAGGGTTTCCGTCTGACCATGTAGATTGACCAATAGCGTTTAGCCATTGATTCTTTCCTGACTGAGAAACTCTTTCTTTAGAGTTCATCAAGATCTCAAACCTTGTAGTAAGGTCCTCGTTCTTAATCCAGAAACATAGTTTAAAGTACTCCTCTCCACTGAATTCTACAAAGTAATTAGGATCGGTTTTCACCATAATTCCTAGTTCATGTAGCTCAGCCATAGTAGGGTTTACTGCGATAATGTTAAAATTTGATAGTCCAGAGTATAGTTTTACTCCACTACCACCTGCAACTTCTAAGTCGCTTGCATTGCTTTTAATAGCCATAATAAATAGTGTTTAATAATTAATAGTCAAATTCATCTGTGTCATCCTCTTGCTCAAACTTCTCGTGTAGTTCAGGCGTAGCTTCTATAATCATAGACGCTTCTTGGTGTACATCTGGTTCTTCTACAGGAATACTAGTCTGATTAGGATCTACAGTAGTAGTATCATCAACAAAGTTAAAAGAGAGTTTTCTTACTTTCTTTGCTTTCTTACCTTTTAGGTTAGGGTGTTCAAACATTTGTTTTACTTCCCAAGTTTCTAAACTGTACTTTTCTTTGATACCATTACGATCAATCCCATTGTCTAGATCAGCAAGAATCATAGAGATAGTAATAGTTTGAGGTGTTTCAGTTTGTTGCGTAGTCTCGCCAGAGTTCTGTGTTTGTGCTTCAATCATGATTTTTTAATTAAGCGGTTAATCAATAAATATTTTAGACCAGTCTAAGGGCATGGTCTCTCCCTTCAAGTGATTACAACGAGAGCCTGCAGTAATATCATCCAAAGAATTAAATGAGACCATAGTCTTATCATCTTCTCTGTAGATATAACCAACAGCATCTGCATTGGCACACGTAATTTGCTTGATCTTACCAGTCAAATCTAGGTCCTTTACAGCAACCTCTTTGCCTTTCTTCTCAAGCATTTTGTCCTTTAGGTGACCAACTAAGATAATGTGATCTGCTAGTGTGTTTAGTCTGTCTATCCATTTCTTGTAGGCTATACGTAAGTATAAGTAGCCAGCGCCATTAGGCAATGATAGGACTGATGCACCAGGGTTCTTCTGATCAAAGTTTTTACCCATAGGAGTTTGCATGTACAATACTTTTGCATCTGCTTCACACCATTCCTCAAGTTTTGAGATAGTGTCAATAGCAATGTATTTGTACGGTTTTCCTTCTTTTACAATTGCTTTACCAACCTCAGCTAGTTCTTTCAAGTTGCTCACTTTTACTTTTAGTGCGTCAACCATGTCAGAGCCATCCTCCAAGTCAATAATCAAACAATCTTTTAGTTGTGACAATACTGTAGTCTTACCTATCTTAGGTGGACCATAGATTATCATGTTCTTAGGCGATTTACGGCTCGCCTTTACCACAGTTTTTGGTAATTCCATAATTAAAATATATATCTAATAGTGTTCCAAGGTATAATACTCCCATGCAGCTCTATAAACTGCTGTATAAACCTACCCTTGAATTCAAGTTTATATCTAAGGTTTTCGCCACCATATTGTGACTTCTTAATCTCTTGTATATCCGGTGTCCAAAGAGTTACTTCAGCATTTGGATGCCTATCTAGATTTACTTTGTGTTTTTTAAAGTTATGTGTAAGGAAGATAACTTCCGCTAGCACTTTATCTTTATGTAACACAGCATTGTCTAGATCTTTGAACAGTTGTGCGTAATCATCTAACCAACCGTCATATACTATGACAGGGCTAAAGTTTACGTGTACATCATAACCTGCATCTACAAATCTATTGATAGCATTTATTCTATCAGCTATCTTTGATGTGTTAGGTTCATGTATATCTGACATCTTCTGAGGCATTAGACTAAATCTAATACGTATCTTACCATCAGGGTTAAATGTCAGTAGCTTGTCATTAACAAACTTAGTAGCAAAGCTTCCCATTGCAACCGGGTGAGTTCTAAAGAAATCAAAGATCCGCTCCCAATTGTGATACTTAGCATGCAGTGCAAAATCTTCATTACAACTAATGTCGTAAGTAGTATACTCTGCATGTGTCTGGTTAGGTTTATCTACTGGTGTAAAATAAGCATGATTATTTACTTCTGTAAGTATATCACCTATGTTAGTAGCAATAGTTAGGCCATCAGGTTTATGTCGCTTCATGTAGCAATAACTACAATCATACAAACATCCATGACCAAAGCTAGGTGTAATAAAATCCGTAGACCTACCAGACTCTCGTATAGTAAATGTCTTTCTAGTAACATTCTTTATCACTTTCTCTCCTTAATAGTAAATGTAGACATGTCTGCTTCATAGCCAATCATGCCTAGTAAACCATCACGGTTCTTTTCTACATGACATGCTAGTAGTCCGTGCGGATCTTCACCACAATACTCAGCTGTAATACCATACAAATCATTAGGCCTGTTTAGTATCATAACAACGTGTGCATCCTGACCAATACTGTCACCACCAAACAAATCTGTTAGTAGTGGTTGATACTGGTTCTTAGCACGGTGTTCTTGTTCTATGTTACGGTTAAGCTGCGATAATAATATGTTTACAGTACCAAGCTTAGACTGCATCCACATACATCCCTTGGATATTGTGTTAAGTCTACGCAATTCTGTATCCTCATTACCACGTATCAAACGTGAATGGTCAAACAAGTTAATAACTGTGTGTGATGGATGTTGTAGTGCAAGCTCTTCATTAGTATTCATAATATACTCCATAGTACGAGGTATATTGTTAAAGTATATAGGATACTTACCATACTTCTGCACTTTAGATGCATAGGTTTTAAAGTCTATATCAGTCAGTGGTGTCTCTATTGATAGTAAGTCCCCAATTTGTTTCTTAACATCTTTTGATGCTGAACGCATTACCTGTTGGTAACCGGGCATCTCGAATGTCCAATACAATACAATAAGTTTCTTACCTGCGTTAGTGTCAAGTACATCAAAGATTAGTTGATTACTAAATGCTGACTTACCAACACCGGGACGACCTGCAATAACATACATCTTACCCTTCTGTAGACCACCAAGAAGATTCTTGTTTAGTCTTTTCCATGAGGTAGGTAGTACATCTCTTTGTCCTAGCTTTGCTTGTTTAACAATAGCAATTGATTGATTAACTGC